GCTACAACAGGAGCGCAAACAGTCGCTGGAACAGTAACAGGCACTAGCTTTACATCTTCTTGGAAGATTGAAGGGGCAATTATGCGTTCTTCTTCTGCGGCTGGTACAAGGCTTGTAGGTTCGCCCACTACTACAGTTCTTGCCCAAGATACCCAAGCAAGCACATGGACTTTAGTCGCTAGTGCAGATACCACTAACGGAGGTCTTAAATTTACTTTTACTGGTGCGGCAGGAACAACTATTAGAACAGTAGTTAAGGTAGATACAACCGAAGTAACTTATTGATTTATATAACATTTCCCAGTAAAACTCAATTTTTCAAAAAAACAAGGAAAAATCATGGCACTCAAGCTCGCAGTTTCAACTCAATTCGGTGTACCAGCACCAGAGGCATATGCTCGTATTACTAACTTTTACGGCACTAAAGACAACATCCAAGTACAAGTCGCTATTTACTTTAACGAAGAAGCTAGGCATGGCAATCTCTCGACTGTAAAAGAGAACGCACACTACATTAATTTAGCTGACCTAGCTGGCAAGGGCGACTTAATTCCAGCTATCTATGAAGTATTAAAGACTATGGCTGATTATCAAGGTGCAGTAGACGCTTAACATCCAATATGGCAACCTTAAACTTCCCCTCTTCTCCAACGTTAAACCAGCAGTACACTGCCAATGGTTCAACATGGACATGGGATGGCACGTCTTGGTTGGCATACAACGGCCCAGCGTCTGGTTACTCTGGTATCTCTGGCTACTCAGGCTACTCTGGTCCACAGGGCACATCAATTAACATCATTGGCTCCGTAGCAACACCAGCCGACCTGCCACTCACGGGCAATCAAAATGATGCGTACATTGTACAGTCTAACGGTGACTTGTACGTATGGGAAGGCACTAGCTGGGTAAACGTCGGTAAAATTGTTGGACCACAGGGCCTGTCTGGTTTCTCTGGCTATAGTGGCTCGGGTATCTCTGGATATAGCGGCTTCTCTGGTATCTCTGGCTATAGTGGTATCTCTGGCTATAGTGGTATCTCTGGTATTTCAGGCTACAGTGGCTCTGGTATTTCAGGCTACAGTGGCTCCGGTATTTCAGGCTACAGTGGCTCTGGTATCTCTGGCTACAGTGGTATCTCTGGCTACAGCGGTATCTCTGGCTACAGCGGTATCTCTGGTATTTCTGGATATAGTGGTTCTGGTATTTCTGGCTATAGTGGCTTCTCCGGTATCTCTGGATATAGTGGTTCTGGTATATCTGGCTATAGTGGCTATTCTGGTATCTCTGGCTATTCTGGTATCTCTGGCTATTCTGGTATCTCTGGCTATTCTGGTATCTCTGGCTACAGTGGCTCTGGTGTTTCTGGTTACAGCGGATTAGGGTTATCGGGATACAGTGGTTTCTCTGGCTACAGCGGCACAAATGGTGCTACAGGAACATCGGGCTTTAGTGGCTGGTCTGGTACCAATGGTACCAACGGAGCTACAGGCACATCGGGTTTCTCTGGCTGGTCTGGTATCAGTGGGGCAACAGGACCAACAACATACCCTGGCGCTGGTGTAGCAAATTCCACGGGATCAGCTTGGGGCACATCATACAGTGCCTCAACCTTAGCTTCATTCATTAGTGGTCAGACAATGAACATTGCTGGCTCATCAACGTCATGTACTGGTAATGCAGCAACGGCTACAACAGCAACAAACTTATCAGGTGGTTCGGTAGTAGCAACAACAATCACAGCAACTGGAAACATTACTGCTTACTATTCTGACGATAACCTTAAAACCAAACTTGGCAAGATTGAAAATGCCCTAGAAAAAGTATGTTCATTGGAAGGTTTTTACTACGAGGCTAATGAAACCGCACAAGCATTAGGTTACGAAGCTAAGCGTGAAGTTGGTCTATCTGCACAGTCTACTCAAAAGGATATGCCAGAGATTGTTCACCCAGCTCCAATTGACCCAGAAAAATATCTAACGATTGACTACTCTAAATACGCCCCTTATTTTGTAGAGGCAATTAAAGAACTTCGTGCAGAAATAGAATTATTAAAGGCCAGAATTTAGCTTTTTTGCGTATTAGTAGTAGTAGAATAGGCAGTTTTTAAGACGTTTTTTGCATTAGTATAAGTAATGATATAATCTAAGTTCGTATGAACTTTAAAGGAAAACATGAAATACAGTATTGTAATACCCACTTACAACAACTGTGAGAAGTACTTAAAGCCTTGTGTAGACTCGGTAATTAAGCACTCTAACCTAGATGACATTGAGCTGATTATCAGCGCAAATGGCTGTACAGATAACACCCGCGCCTATTTAGACTACCTAGCAACCGCAGTACCGAACCTAAAGGTAGTATGGTCAGACAAGGCACTCGGGTACTCTGGGGCCAATAATGCAGCAATTAGGGTAGCTACAGCAGATAAGATTATCCTGCTAAATAACGACACAGTCCTGCTAGAACAGAGCGCAAACCAGTGGCTAGACATTTTAGACAAGCCATTTAGTGACCCAGACTGTGGTATCTCTGGAATCATTAAGGGACACTCAGATCCCGCTGGTCGTGACTTCTTAGTATTTTTCTGTGTAATGATACACAAAAAAGTATTTGACGCCATTGGACTACTCAACGAAGAGTATGGTGTGGGTGGTGGTGAAGACACCGAGTTTTGCATTGAGGCTGAAAAAGCTGGCTTTAAAGTATTAGAAGTGTTTGAAAAGTTGTGGAATGGAGAACAGTACACTGGTGGCTTTCCAATCTACCACAAGGGTGAAGGCACCATGCACGACACCAACCTAGTACAAGGCTGGGATAACATCTTCTTGGTTAACTCGCTAAAGTTGGCTAAGAAATATAACACGGAGTGGTACCGCTGGAGACTGTCAAACTTTTGGGAGCGAGCAGTATTCCTTAAGGGTGACACAGTATACCCACGCGAAGTAACAAGATACAACTGGGCAGCACAAAATCTGCTCGGCAACAAGATATTTGAATTAGGCTGCACAAACGGATACGGTAGACAATTTTTCCCAGATGACATTGAGTACACTGGCGTAGACTATGACCCGATCATTGTTGAGGTAGCCAAGGAACAGGGTTGGAATGGCACAAGTAATACTTTTATTAGCGCTGATATTAATCAGTTTGAAATGGGTCAGTACGATACCATCGTTGCCTTTGAAGTAATTGAGCACCTTGACAACGGCTTAGAGATTGTCGAGAAGTTTAAAAAGCACTGCAAGCGCCTATTAATTACCGTGCCGATGAATGAGCCACCAGGCTTCTGGGGGCCACATCACAAGATTCATGGTTTAAATGAGCGCCACTTCCCTGGCTTTGAGTTTAACTACATCAACGAGCATGGTGAGATTTCAGATGTGCCACAGAACATTACACCTGAGAATCCTTGCAACCTGATGATCTGTAGGTGGACAGCTAGTGAGTAAGGTACTGTGCTCCGTGGCAACACGGGGGCGGTACTTCACAACACTGCCCCTAGTACTAAACGCTATTATCAATCAGACAAGACCCGTGGATAAGCTGGTCATCTTTGATGATAATGACGAGCCGCAAGACATGCGCAGTCAGATGATTTACCAGTACTTTTTCCAGATGTTAGACATCAAGGGTATTGCGTGGGAGTGGTTGTATGCTGACAAAAAAGGTCAGCACCACATTCATCAACGTGCCAATACGATAGGCTACGAGTGGGTATGGCGTTGTGATGACGACGCAATACCAGAGCCTAACGTACTAGAAGAGCTTTATAGCCACGTAGACGAGTTTGTTGGCGCAGTAGGTGGGTCTGTATTAACCCCACCATATACGCCAGACACAAGCGCTGTAACGGGACTTATTGACAATATTGATAATGAACCTAACATCCAATGGGGTGTTATTAAAGAGGAAAAACAAGTTGAGCATTTACATTGTACTTTTCTTTATCGTGCTGGGGTTGTTGATTACAATTTGGGACTGTCTCGCGTCGCTCACAGGGAAGAAACAATATTCAGTTATAGACTACATCAAAAAGATTATAAAATCTTAGTAGTACCTAATGCGGTAACATGGCACATGAAGAACCCCGAAGGTGGGATTCGTAGCGAAACAAAGCAGGAACTATATGAACATGATGAACAGATTTTTAGAAATATTCTTAGATACCGTGATAAAACCATTGTGGTTCTTAATTGCGGTCTTGGCGACCATCTTGTATTCAGCCATGTACTTCCTTCAATACCTAATGCTGAAGTGTTTACTTGCTACCCTGAAGTGGTTCCCGGGAAGTCGATAGCAGAAGCAATACATTTATTTGGTGACATTGATCCTTGGAACGTCTATAAGAAGATGGATCGGTGGAAGTGGAAAGATAGCTTAGAAAGCGCATACCGGAAACTATACTTATGATAATTATAGCTCCATACGCACAGAAGTTAAGAACTGGTAAGTTAAACCCTAAAAACTACTCATATTGGGAAGAGTTAATTGGTAATATCAATGAGCCAATTATTCAAGTTGGTATTGAGGGTGAAGAGCAGCTTGTACCAGATTTTAGAAAAAATTTACCGATTGCAGAATTACGCAAACTTCTAAAAGAATGCCGTATCTGGATTGGAGTAGATAGCTTCTTCCAACATTTAGCTTGGGATGAAGGTAAAAAAGGTATTGTTTTATGGGGTCCGTCTGACCCGCTAATCTTTGGACACCCAGAGAACATTAATCTACTAAAAGATCGATCATATTTAGTGGATAATCAATTTATATGGTGGGAAGCCACCGAACACCGAAATGATCGGTTTGTAAAACCAAAAGAAATACTTAAGTATTTAAAGGAATAAATATGGCCCAATCCGGCTACGCACCAATACAGCTGTACTTCAGCACCATATCTGGCCACGTCCCAGCGGCAGGAGATTTGGTGTCAGGGGAATTAGCATTTAACATTCCAGATGGGGCTGTATATTACAAAAATTTATCAAATACAGTAACTCAACTTGCTGGTTTATCTGGATATAGCGGCTACTCTGGAAAATCTGGTTATAGCGGTTACAGCGGTTTTTCCGGATACAGCGGATCTGGCGTTTCAGGTTATAGCGGTTTTTCCGGATACAGCGGATCTGGCGTTTCAGGTTATAGCGGTTTTTCCGGATATAGTGGTGCGGTTGGCACTGGAACATCTGGATATTCAGGTTATAGTGGGTATTCCGGAACAAACGGTGCTGCTATTTTAACTACAGTTAATAACTTTACTAACACAAATACTTTTGCAACAACAGTATCAATTGGCTCTACCTCCACACCGGGGACGCTGTATGTAAAAGGTGGTAATTCAAATAATCTTTTAGTTGATAACGGCGGCCAACAGTTCACTACATTTTCGTTGTATAATAACGGAACAGAAAAAGGGCAACTGTACTGGGACCAAACAAACACCATTATGGTATTTGGTACAGATGTTTCCGCACCTTTAGTACTTAAAACAAATGGCACAGAGGGTTTGCGCCTATCAAGCGGCGGTGGTGTTTCCATTGGCACATCAACTGGCGCAGGCACAGGTAATTTACTGGTTAGTGGCGCGTATAAAACAACCAATTTTTCTATTAAAGAAGAGTCGGGTGTATTAAACTTTTATAATGGGACAACAAAAATTATGTCTCTTGATAGTTCTGGTAACTTAACAACCCTTGCTAACGTAACTGCTTACGGAACACCATAATGGCAACATACTTACCCGGATCTGGCGCAATATCTATTAATGATATTAATGGATTATTTGGGCGTGGAAATAACTTAAACTCTTATCGTGGTACAACATACTACACTTCTACTGCCGGACCATTTACTTTTTCTAGTGGTGCTATAGACATGAATGGTTTTCATGGAACCGGTCCAACTGCCAATCGTGTTGCTATTAGCTATACATTTAGCTCCAATACCGCAGACGCATCTTTAAATGTTGCTTCTATCGGCGGATACGCCGCAGGTACTTCTGATATTACTATTACAGTTAATAGTGGTATTTATTTATGGGCAAGCTCTACAGGAAACGCCGGTTTAACACTTACGGGCGGAACTTCTGGCGATACACTTACCATTGTCAATAATGGTTACATTATGGGATGTGGAGGACATGGTGGTGATATAGATAGTGGTGGGAATCCAGTTACTCCTACTCCAAGTGGTGGTACTGCATTGTCTTTAGGATTTACAACAACTGTAAATAATACCAATGGCTCAGCGTATATCGGCGGTGGCGGTGGTGGTGGTGGATCAGCCGCACTTGGTTCAGGAGGCGGCGGTGCTGGTGGAGGTAATAGTGGGATATTAGGAGCTGCCACCCCGTCTCCAATCCCTGGCGCTCTTGGTGGTAGCATAGGCTCTGTTGGAGCCAATGGCACATATTATGCGGGTGGGGGAGGCGGTAGAATATTTCCGGGTTCTGGCGGGGCTGGAGGAAGTGGTACTGGTAAACTTGTTGCGTTCCCCGGTAGTGGTGGTGGTGCTGGTGGTGGTGGTGGTGCAACAGGTCAAGCATCAAGTGTTGCAACCGCTGGTTCAGGAGGTGCTGGAAATGCGGCTGGTGGAAATTTCTCCGGTACTGCAGGTTCTGGTGCTGGTGGTGGTGGTGGTTGGGGCGCTAGTGGTGGATCATCTACCAGTAGTGGCGGTAGTGGTGGTAAAGCAGTTGCTCTTAATGGTTATTCAGTTTCTTGGGTTTCTGGGGATACAACTAGAGTATACGGAGCAGTATCATGATTATTACAATAGAAATGATGAAAGAATTAAACGCTTGTCAAGAAGGAATTGATACGGGTGTAGCTTTAGGGTTAAATAACATGGAATACAACCTTGCTATTCAAACTTTAAAAGATAATAATCAAAATGATTTTGCACTTTGGCTTATTAATGAAAAAGCTAATATAATTTTATTAAACCCAAATCCTATTTATGGATCATACAGAGTATTAAATACTGTTACAGGAGTTTATGATTACTATAATTCTTTAGATGACGCTACAAATAAACAGGCTTCTAATAAACAAGAATACATTGTCAATCAAAAAGATAGGTTTTCTGTAAACCAAGATATTGATAATCCTGATGGTTCGATAACATGGACTCCCGTAGATCCTTTTAGTTTTGACCAAGAAGATGATTACCAAGTATTTGATACTTTTACTGGTCAATATACTGCTTGCTCTAATTTAGCTGATGCTAAAGCGGCACAGAAAAGTATAGAAGAACAAGTTGGCAATTTAGTACCCCCAATTCAGCAACAAATTTCAAGTGCTGATGGTCAACAAACTGCTTGGACAAATATATAACATGGATCTCCAAACTCTCATCAACACAGTGCTACCATTAATTTGTGTAGCCATCGGCTGGTTCTGCAAGGAACTCTGGAACGCTGTTCAGGATCTGAAAGACGACCTAACTGACATCCGGACCCACCTAGCAGACAACTACGTCAAAAAAGAAGACTTTGCAAGCCGCTGGGATGAGGTGCTAAAAGCAGTTCACCGTATCGAGGATAAACTTGATGCTCTTCGTAAATGAGAACATTTCTCAAGCAACTATTAACTGGCAAAGATAATCAGACGTATGATATCGGTAGAGTTACTTGGTTACTTGGTACCATCACTGTTATTGCTCTGGCTGCTTTCGAGGTGTCCACATCGCAGATCAGCCTTAGAGAACTTGCGGAGGCTTTGGGAATTGTTTCGGCAGCGGGTGGCGCGTCGACCATGATGAAAAAAGACACCGAGCCACAATAATGTTTCCATTAGGAGTACTTGACAGT